ACTGAATCTGGTGATTTCAAAGCAACGAAGTTTGATCCGTTGTCTGAATCTTCTAAGAACTGAACAGAACCACCTGAGGTAGAACCATTAGATACTTTGAAGTTTGCAGGAGTAGCAGTTGAACCAGAAAGCATGTCTGTAAAGTACTTACCACCAATTGCGTGAATAAGGGGAGTACTGTTATCAGAATCTACTGACTCAATGTAAAGTTTTGCACCAGCACCTGAATTTGATCTATCCTGCACATACGCTAATTCGCCTTCAGATAAGTCTGAAGTCGTTGGAGCGGATACGCCAGTTGATCTTTTAATTTGAATAACTGTTGCCATTTTTTTCTCCTAAAAAATGAATTTAATTTATTAATAAGCTTATTTCTAGTTCACTATCCCTAGAAGATTACATTATATATCAGTCCACTCACTATGTGGGTCGTGTCTCACTGAATGACACCTTGATTGTTATGAATATTTATAAAACTAAAATGTTCCACCGTCTAAGACAGTTTTGGTAACCCATTTGTCGGTAGCAGCATCATATGCAAGAAGTCCATCGTCTGTTTCTGTAACATTAACATCTGCAAGTTCGTTGATAGATTTTGCAGAAAGGTTTACATTAGTTGATGAGTTACCAATTGCGACTTGTTTTGCACGAATGGTATTTGTTTGTAGTATTCTCGCTTTTACATTTGCCATGTTGTTACCTCGTTACACCTGGAGTTATAATTGCCTGACCTTCAATTACTCTTGTAATTAGTCCTGCACCACTTGTTATATTTAGATCATATACATATCTTCCTGATTCTAATGCAGAAGTCTGTGTATCAGTAAGACTTAATGTTACTTGTCCTGCAAGTTCAGCGATAGAAGTTGAGAATGTTGCACTCACACTAGAAGAACTGTATGTTTTTCTAATTTGTGCAGATGCAGTATATCCACTTAGTTCTAAAACCTCACCAGCAGAATCAGTTACATCTACTGTTACTGAGAAGTCTGTTCCTTGATCTATGTATAAGTTTGCAATAATAGCCATATAACTATTTATGCAATTTTAGGTGTCAAACGGTTGAGATGGATGTTGATGTATTTTTTCTATTGTACCAGAATTATTGACATAGATTTCATCAACTTGTACTACAGACCCACCTTGGTTTACATATACGCCTTTAACCTTTGCAAGTGGACCTATTGGTCTGGTTGCAATGTAAGGATTTTGATATGTGAAAGGTTGCCTGTTCTGATATGTAAAAGGTGTTTGACCTTGTCTAGCATAAGTAAACGGTGCTCTATTTGAATAGGTAAATGGTGTTCTACCTTGTGTTGCATATGTGAAAGGTGATCTATTTTGATAGGTAAATGGTGTTCTACCTTGTGTAGCATAAGTGAACGGTTGTCTGTTTTGATATGTGAAAGGTGTTCGACCTTGTCTTGTATATGTGAATGGTGATCTCGCATTATAGGTGAATGGTTGTTGAGCATCTGCAATATACGGATAAGGTGTCTGACCTTGTGCCTGAAAAGTAAAGGGTTGTTGTCCATCAGCAGGATATCTAGCAGATGTTGGTGTTCTACCTTGAGCAATATAGGGTTGTCTAGCATCTGCAATATAAGGATATGGTTGCTGAACAATAATAGGAGTTGTTCCTTGAGCAATGTAAGGTTGTTGATAGATATATGGTTGTTGACCTGTAGGCATCTCTAACTACTCCACACCTCTGTTTCTAAAAAACTTGCAATAGTTTGTAATCTTTCATTGAAATTATCAGAATCTTCATAACCAGAACGAATACTATAAGTTCTAGTAACAGAATTAGTACCATCTGTAAAAGTTACCGTTGCAGAGGTTTTATCCTTTTCAAAAGTGTTTATTACAACACCATCTTCATTTTTTGTAGTATGTATTGTACTTATCAATTCTACATTATCAATAGTAAATGTTACTGCCATATCTATTGCCCTCCATAAGAATCTGCACTAGTGTTACAGAAGATATCAAAGGTTTTTGTAAAAGTTGTTGAACCTGATTTTTCAAAAATAAATTGAACATTATCAAATAGAGCATCACCACTTGTAGATTCACCATCACCAGCAAGAGATGAAAATCTAAAGAGAACTCCTCTTATAACTGTTGTTGAAATTGATCCTATAACAGTACTCATGGAAGCAGTTGCAGGACTATTAGGATAACCTGTTACAGAAGCTATACCATCTCCTGTAGTTGTAGTGCCACCACTTACAGAGAATCTAACAGTATAACCACTTGCAACATCTTCTATTTTGTATAATAAATTGTTTGTTGGTAAATCAATTCCTGCAGTAGGATCCTGAATCACATTTGAAGTGTCGTACCAACTAGTATCCTCAGCAGAGTAAATGTGTGCTTTTAGTTGAATTTCACTAGCACTACTGTAGAAAGCATAAATTACAACACCAGCAACTGAAGTAACAGATCCAGAACTTGTTTCAGCCCAATCATCTATAATTAAACCACTCGAACCAATATAACTTGTATCACCTGCATAGATGTAAGGTACTCTACCTACTGCAGGTCTTCTCGCACTAAAGGTGTATGGTTGTTGGGCACTTGCAGGCACACGACCCTGTGCCTGATAAGTAAATGGCGTTCTAGCATTAAAAGTGTATGGTTGCTGAGTTATAAATGGCACCTGATAAGTAAACGGTGATCTAGCATTTACTATGTAAGGATATGGTTGTTGTGCCTGTCTAGAATAAGTAAATGGCGATCTAGCGTTTGCTATATAGGGTTGCTGTCCATTCGCAATATATGGATAAGGTTGTTGTGCATTAGCAATATACGGTTGTTGTGCATTAGCAATATACGGATACGGTTGTTGAGCACTTGCTATATAGGGTTGCTGTCCATTCGCAATATATGGATAAGGCTGTTGTGCATTAGCAATGTATGGCTGTTGTGCATTAGCAATATAAGGATAAGGCTGTTGAGCGTTTGCTATATATGGTTGTTGAGCATTAGCAGGTTGCCTAGCATTATAAGGTTGTTGAAATGTGCTTCCTGTGTTTATATAAATTTCGTCTGCCATTATTCACCATTTTTCATTAAATCACAAACCACAAATGACCTGTGGCTGTTGATCCCACACTTGAGGGTGTAGTGCTAGTTGTTTCATAGTCTAATACAACACTATCACTACTTATTTTTACGCCGTTACTTGTGTTTACGCTAAATTCACCAGAACCACCTAAAGTAAGACCATCTCCTCCTGAAAGATAAGATTGAACATCTGAGTCACCATATTGGGCAGCTGCAGAGAACGAAAGTGTGTTTGCATTATCATCATATGTAACAGTGATGTTACTGTGAGTAGCACTTGTGATCATAGATGCAGCTGCATCTTGTGCTTGTTCATTAGTATAGTTTGCAGGTTGATCATCAGGTTCCCATTGACTTGTTGAAGAATTATAGATCAACAATTGACCATTAGAAGCTGCAGTTGAAGAAACATTACCTAAAGCGCCTAAATCATGGTTTGCAATACTAGATACGGTACCTGTTACATTACCAGTTATATTACCTACAAAACTTTTACCACTTGCAAGTTCTATGTTATCTTCTGCATATGTTTTACCTGCAAGTTGAATTGTAAAACCTGATTGTAATACAGTTGTTGGTGTTGAGTTATCACCATTTAGAATGATACCATTATCATTTGAGTTATAAATTGTGTTTTGTGCTGACTCTACAAAGTATCCTACTGAACCTTGTGCTGTTGCTGTTCCTTCAAATGAACCTGTGAATGAGTAGATTACAATTTTATCACCTGCGGTTGCACCTGTAGTTAAGGTGATTGATGTATAGAAACTACCAGAAGGTGTACCAATTGTAAAGTCTACATCTTCTATTAAGTGATTGGTGTTTTTAAATACTTGAATTCTATTTTGTTTGAATTGCAGAGAATTGCCTGATAAATCATCGCCTGTAAATTGAGTCTGACTTGAAGTTGCAGTATACTGATATTCTTGGAAGAAAAATACTTTATCTTCTATAGCATTAACGGCATCAACAAGTGTTCCGCCGTTCTGATTTTTTATAGTATCTCTAAGACCAGAAATATCACCTACATCTGTAGCGAGCTCGTTATACTTCGTTCTGAAGTTTTCTATAGTACTGAAATTGTCTACTGTCTTAGCCATTTATTTTCTCTACTAGTTGCAGAAGAATGTTTTTAATATTGTTAACTTCTTCCTTTAGTGTATTTATTTCATTTATTTGAGTCTTAAACATCTCTTTTCTTTTTCTTGCTAAATAATATGCTTCTATATCTGTATTAATAACAGCAGTTGATTCGTTATCTCTAATTAGAGATGAATGTCCATCAACTTTTGCATAATCACCCATATTATGTTGCAAGTGCAATACATCTTAAAGCAGATATCACTGGTACTCTACTTGTATTGTTTCCTTGTCCTACTATCTTAACTGCAAATGCACTGAACTCTGCCAAGTCTTCTGCAGTAAATTCGTATTCTTTAAAGTTTTTGCCATCTGCAGGTATTGAAACATCTGCAGAACCATCTGAGTTAAAATAATTCCAGCCAATATCATCCCAAGGTGTATTGTCATCATTCTTTAACACTTTATATAATAACTTAACTTCGTTTCCTGATGGTCTGAAAATATCTGCAGCTACTCTAATAGCAGTTGCAGGTGTTTTTAGGTTTACTTTCTTAGTACAGTAAACAAATGCATTGTTATCACCATCAGGTTCAGTTGATGCAATATAAGTTGTGCCTGTTGGTACATCACTAGATGAATCTATATTATTCAATCTGTTCATAATACCTAAACAACCTATTGTTGCAACATCAATGATTGGTGACACATTAGCATTAAAAGATTTCAACTGTAAATCAATTTTAAATGATTTCTTTGAAGACATCTCATTAGTTTCATTGATGGGTGATGCAACTATTCTAGGACTTCCTAAGAATGAATTATCATTCAATGTAATCTTTGTTAAACTTGTTTGTCTGTTATAAACTGTACCAAAGTTTGTTCCCTCTGGTGTATCCATATATGTTCCATATATTGATGAGAATATTCTTGTATCTGCAAATAATATATTAGGTATTATAGTGTGAATGACATCAAAGTAATAGTTTCTGGTTGATCTAACATTTCTACCGCCACCTATTGTTGAAGATGAGGCAGAATAACCTGATACAAAGTCATATGATGAAAGATCAGGTATTACTGTAAATGAATCCATACCAATATTTGCAATAGCAGTATATGTAGCATTAATTGCATCAACTGGTATTCCACCTAGTGTGTTACCAACTGTATCTACATCTATAGTGATCGTATTAGTTTCGCCACCTAAGTTTGTGATTGTTAATGAAGATGATGTTGTATAACCTGAACCACCATTCTCTATTTTGACACTATCAATAACTTCATTACCAGCAGTACCACTGATTACAATTTCTACTGTACAACCTGTACCAGTACCAACTGTATCTGTGGTTGACTGACTAGAATATGTACCAGCAACAGGTAATGTTCCTGAAGAAGTGTGAGATATGTTTAATATCACGCCTTCTTTATCGCCCTCTACCTGTGTTAATATAACATTAGATGATGTTGAGTACATACCATGTGAATAATTAAATACTTTCACATATGTTTGACCACTAAATGTTTGAATTGGATTTTCTTGCAATCTACTTGAAGATAGTGCATCATTTTCAAAAACAAGATTTGATGTTTTTGAAGTATCAAACTTAGCAGCTTTTAAATTAAATTTCAAATCGTCTGTTTGTTCTGCAGTCCAAGTTGATGCATTCTGAGATAAGAATAGTGAACCAGCATATGGTTGACCTGAGATTGTTTGTCCTGTTTTAAGATCAGTTTCACCCATTCTAGAAATGAATGCTTCATAATCGTTTGAATTTGAGAGAACCACAAAACAGTATTCTTTACCTTCTTCTAAGAAGACAGGCGATTCAAATGTAAATGTTGTTGCAGTTGCACCATCTTCTGATACATTAACTTCAGCAGGTGTAAGTGTTGTTTGTGAGAACGGTAGAATAATTTGACCTGGATAACCGTTCACCATGTTTCTAATTTCAACTGTTACAGGTAAACTATCTGATTTTGTTCTAAAGTAAACATCAATAGATGTTAACATAATACCTGTAGCTGCATCAACCATAAATGATTGTGCAAGGGGATCCATGTAACCACCATCTATATCTATCCCTCTACCTCTTCTAAATGGTGGAGTTTCTTGATCTGAACCTCTATCTCTAGGATTTGGATCATCAACATCTGGTGGATCAATAGGATCATCTACACCACCATTGTTTGGTGGATTTTGATCTACTGCAGGTGCATTTGTATCCCAAGCATATTGATTTAATTGTTCACCTGTTTTAATAATTTGTCTTGAATCTGATATTGCTTCAAATATAACTCTACCATTTCGTGTAGAAGTAATTTCTGTTTGGTTAGATTGTAATAAACCTTGTGCCTGATAGATAGCACTACCGTGTGATGCAGGCGCTGGTAAATCATAGTAACTTGAAGTTATTTGTAATTTTCTTGAACCTGTTGGGAAACTTTGAGATGTATTATTCGGTAATTCAAAGTATGCACGAAGTCTACCGTTACCATCTGTTTTAACACCAGATGAAACTGTTACACCACCATCTTGTGAGTAAGTTGCACTGTATGGTCTTACATATGCATCAACTCTGATACCATCAAAGAAGAAATAGTGGTTTGTACTTGGTTTCAAACCTTTTGCATCAATTTCAATTGTTCTTGCTCTCATAAATGGAACAATTGAAACTGAAACGGTTCTATCGTTTCTTGTTTCTACAAAGTCTTCAACTACTGATGTTATAATACCAGTTCTTGTTTGATTCTCTGGTGTTTCAGTAATTTCTCTTCTTGTTTCTGAACCTGCAACCCATTGACCACCTTGTGTTGGGTCACCTTCCCAATATCCATTTTCTTGTGATACTGTTTCGGTTGATGTAACTGTAGGTTCACCAATCCATGTTGTTTGCCAATCGTTCCATACAGTACCAATATCGTTTTTCGCTTTCATAGCGTCAAAGGTACCTTCTCTATTGATTCTTACATCTGGCAATCTTTCAGTGTCTTGCCATATATCTGTAGCAGGAGTTAGTTTAACACTACCAACAAAAGCGTAAACATTATATGGGTTTACATTGATTGATCTAGATGCCTTACTTTGATTTATCCAAGAGTATTGAGTATAAGGCAATGTAATTAAATCACCTGTTTTTGTGTAATTACTTGATGTAGAAGTGTCTAAAGAGACATCAAAAAACTGTTGAAATGATTTTGGTCTCAAATGTCCTTTCTTACCATCAATACTACAATTATAATCTGGATGGAATACATCGCCAACTTTGTGACCTCTAAAGTTATCTACTAAGAAACCTGATTTGAATCTATCGAAACCATCGGCATCTAAAATTTGTTTACCTTGTACATCTTTTTCTAAAAGAGAAAGAGATGTAATTCTTTCAAGGTTTGTTACACGGTTATTAATCTTACCAATGTCTGACATTGTGAATCGTCTATGATCCTTTGATCTTACTTTAATGTCATTTAAAGATTTTGTGTAAGCAGGAATTGTTACTTCAAATAGTTCTATACAATCATCAACTGATTTTGGTTTTGTTGGTGTAAGTGCTGGGTCTCCAGTTGCAATTTGAAATTTACCAGATTTATGTAGATATACTTTATCTATTCTGCTCACATAAAAATCAATGTCACCAATGACACTTGATTGATTAACTGGTGTGTCCACTGCATTTGCACCTGTTGCTGTAATACCTGATCTAGATGATAAGAACGATCTACCATCTACATATGAGAATGGTGAGTAAACTGCACCACTCGTACTATTACTCAAATCAATAGGTGATGATACATCTGGTGTATCAGATGAGAATGTTGTAGTACCTAAAATTTGTCCTACATTTGGTCTAAAATCTACACAATCAGATAATTCAAATGTGCCATCAGGTTCTAAACCACCCAAATCGACTTTGTTTGGTGAATATACAGGAATATCATCATAGTCTATTGAACCATAAGAATTGATATCATAAAAGTCCCCACTTCCTGTTGATGTGAAGTAATCAAATACGATTAAAATAGGCTCATTAGGTGCAGGATTGCCTGGTTTTCTAATTAATTTACCTAAATCATAGTAACCATCTCTTTGACCATCATCAAAGAAATAACGACTTACAATATTTTGTGAACCCTGTGATACACCACTTATTGTACAAAATGCTGATGAAGTTTGACCAACAATTGTTTCACCATCTACAAATTTTTCTGCGTTTGTGTAATACCAATATGATGTTGCACTTGAACCATTATAATCAATTAATGTTGCTCTTGCGCCTGAAGTTTGTCCTACGACTGTTTCGTATAGCGTGAAAGTGCCACTGATACTGTTTAGTGTTGCACTAGGTGGTAATGGTGTTGTACCCATGTAAACTGCACGAATTTTATGAATGTCCGAAACACCAAGTGATATTTCAGAATCATTATATGCAGTTCCATAAAAACCACCTGCAGTTCTACTACTACCAACTTTGAGTAATCTGCCTTGTCTAAGTGTTTTTGATCTATTAACAGGATCAGTTACAGTAACAGTAAATGTTGCTTTAATAATTGCACCATCGTCATTGGTTAAACCTTGAACTGTTAAAGTTTGACCTGTACCTGAAGAGGTAGGTCCTGATATTGTAAAATCTTCTATGTTTAATAAATCACCATTACTGTAATCAGGTGTGCCTGAAGATTTTTGTTCGATAACAGCAAGAGTGAAGTTATCTGTATTAACTGAACCAAATGTTCCGTTTGAACCTGTGCTTAATGTAAATGTGCCAGATCCATCAACTGTTAATACTTGTTGTCTTCTAATGGTAACTGATTCTGCAGTATGTGATTTTACAAAGTCTCTTGGCCATGCAAATATGTTTGCTGTTTGATCTTGGTTGTATAATTGTGTTCTAAATCTAGTTGATTTACCTTGATAACCACCGCCAGCATTACCTGTAAGAGTAAGAGATGTATCACTTGTTACAGATGATACTATTAAGTATTCTGAATTACCAGGATTATAAATCTTATCGCCTTCTTTTATTTGAGCTGCAAATCTTGTACCAAAACCTGTAACAGTTGCACTTGCATTTGTAAATGTAATAGTACCAGCAAGTGAAAATTCTGCATCAACTACTAAATCAGCAGTAAATGTTTCTCTACTTGTCTCTTTTGGATTTTGTGTGATCGATCTTACTCTATCAATGTTGTAGTCTCTAACTGCAGTATTCTGACCAGAAGTGATTGAAAAATTACCAGCACCTTCAGAAGATAAAGCGTCTGAAGTTGTAAAGTTTCCTACAACATCGTGCAAATATATGGCATTTGAATTATTATCGTATGCAAGTATACCTGTTGCACCAGAAGATGAACCTGTTATCTTATCACCAACTTGTGCTGTTCCTGAATGACCAGAATAAGATATCTTAGTAAACATCTTAATGTCAAACATTGATAATTCCCATTTAGAAGAATTATCATAAACATTTGATGTATCTGTTCCTGTATTTAAAGTGATGTCTCTAACTCTTGCAAAACCGATATGATCTTCTGAGTTTTCTGTACCTGCACTTGATATAACACTTGGCCATAATTTGCAATATTGAAATGGACTTTGTGCATCTGTACCTGTTTCGTTACCAAACTCAGGTAATGAGTGTGCATTAGTTACTCGTAAAAAATTTCCTAATCTAATAGGTGTGTTTGCATTATCTAATGAAACTGTTGTTCTTGCCTTGTTTAATGTAATAGGTGTCGTACCAATCTTCTCTATTTCGTAACCTTTTACATATGCTTTACCTGGTGATACTTGCATGACTACTTTTGTTTCGTCACCACCATTTGTAGAAGTATAATAACCTCTGTTTATTGTATCGTCTAAGTGTTCTCTAAGTGAGTGAGTGAATTGTCTAACAACAAAGTCACCGTTTGCATCAAAAGTTCTTCTTGCAAGTGTGTTTTCTATTTCGTTGTAGATTGGATTTTGAATTGATAATTCGATAGTACCATTATTAACTCTTACAAACTCTACAAAGTTTACATCATCTGTATCTGTTAAAAGATATTTTGAAAGAATTAATGATAGTTTTAATCTATCTGCACCAGCAGCATTTTCGTTATTTGTTCCTGTTGCGTTGTCTAAAAGTGAACTGTCATTTGCTGATGTAATAATCTGTTCTGTTATTTTTAAACCAACTCTATATGATGGTTTACCAGAATATTTTTCTAAGATTAATTGTTGTGCCTCTACTTTACAGAAGAAACCTCTTAAGAACACCACACCTTCTGAAATGTTTGCGATTGAAGCACGACCATTTGGTGTCTCTGTACTTGCTAAGACTGAAAATTCATTATTACTTGAAGTTGCAGTAGCACTACCATTAGAATCTAGTGTTACAAATTCTAATTCTTCATTTGCTACAAAAGAAGTTGAGTTTGTTGAGTCTGTACCTTGTGAATAGTATTTCACAAAAAGTGTAAGTGGATCATCTGAAGTTTCAGCTGATGATGCGAAGATTTGAGCAATTACACCTGAAGTTTTACCTCTTATAAAAGATAAATGTGATGATGTTCTGTATGTTTCTACATTTGAATCACCAAGTGAGTTAGGGTTTGCAGATGACACTTTGACATAGTAGTAATCCATACTAACATCTGTCTGAGCTCCTTGAATAATAGAACCCTCTTTAAAGAAGTGATTACCAAATCTTTCTATTTGATTTTGAAGTATTGATTGAGTTTGTGTTAACTCTCTTGCTTGAAGAGGTCTACCAGCTCTATATAATACTTTTTGAAAGTTCTTATCTTCACTAAAATCATCATAGTATGGAGTGATATTTAAATCAGTCTTCTGCATATTCCTTCTCTTTTTAAAAGGGGATAAATCCCCTTAAATTACATTTCAATAATTAACTTAATATCTTCAATTTGGTCAGCAGCTCTTGATACTGCACCTCTATTTTCAATGTACATAATTTGACCAGAATATTTTTCAACTTCTGGGAAATTAGCGTCAACTGAAGATACTGTACCAATTGATGAACCACCCTTATAAACTGTATCAGCAGCTGCGAAGTCGGCATAACCACCTTCACTATTTGCAACTGGAATATAAGAAACTACACTACCTGTTATTGATAGAATTCTTCCTACTGCAACACCAGCACCATCAGATGAAGCATCTAAGATTATATCATCAACTGATAAACCTGAAACGGAAGATAATGTCATTTTTTTGTAAGCAGATAATGTTGTTGCTGTTGCAACTGTTGTTGTACCTACTGTAAATGGATCTTGAACGATACCAATTCTTCTGAAATCGTTATCTGTTGGGAAGTCACCTGAACCTTCTGCAAACTCAAGTCTTGAGTTTACGATTACATAGTTACCACCAAGTTCTTGTACTGGATCTGCACCATGACCAATAATTGGTGAAATGATAGGTGTTACAACTGCATTTGAACCTGAACCGATACCTGTTATGCCTGCAATGTCAACTGATGCTCTTTTATAACCAGAACCTACTGTTGTTACTGTTACATAAGAAACTGCACCTGATGCCACCACAACTGTACATGCACCACTCGAACCATCTCCGTCAATTGCGACTGAAGTGTATGAACCGTCATTATAACCTGAACCACCAGCATCTACTCTTATATGATAGATTGCACCGTCAACGGCGTCATTTTCAACATCCCATTGAGAAGAACCATCATCGGTTGCAGATGAACCCATTCCACCACTTGTTCCTGTTCCGTCTATTTCGGTTTGAGCACCAAGTGTTTTTACTGGAATGAAGTCGTTAGTTACAAATTTGATTGTGTCTGAGGCAGATATTGTATACATGTATTTCCATTGATAACCACGACCTGAGGCAGCATTTGAATCTGAGGTTGTAACAATAGATGTTGAACTTGTACCTGTTGGTTTTACATCTGAAGCGACTACAGCGCCACTTGCATCTCTACCTGTTCTGATACACTTGTAAACATTATACTCGTCTGTTATGACATAAAATCTTCCATCAAACAAACTGTTTTGTGCTGTAGCAGGTGTAGTATTTGATGATGAGTAATCATGTGCATACTCGTCATAAGTTGTTCCTGAAGTCCAGTCGTATCTTGTTAAACCATGTGATACATCTGAAGAAGAAACCTTCTTCATTGCGATCATGTCTGACCATGCATCTACTTCTTCACCAATACCGTTTGCAGGTGAGGGTGGATTATTATCGTCTGTCCATGCCCATGGTCTTCCTATGAAAATATAAGATGATGATGCGGATTCACCAAAATCTTCTTTAAATTGTTTAGCGTTGTGTACTCTAAACTTTTCTGTTATAATTGCTGCCATTTTTTTAATCTCCTCAGATTATTTATATACTATTTATAACTATGCTGACTTTATGTAAGCATTAAATGTTAAATTTGTTCGTCTTCTTTCGTGCAGAGGTAAATCTGCAACATACATTTTTGGTAGATAGTATTCCATATCAGATATTCTAATTCCTTCAGGTTGTGATTCTTCACTTAGAACATTACCTGTACCATCTTCAAGTAACAAACCATCTTCATCTGTTTCATCTCTCAAGTAATAGGAGATTTTGTAAGTCTGTTGACTTGATATTGTATTTATTGTTCTATAAGTTGACCCTAATGGAACAAAAGAAGTATAACTGTGGCTACCTGCATCCTCGTCTGAGATTGCATCGCCATCTTCAAAGATGATTCTGTTTCCATCTTCATATAAGAAGTATTTGTCTTTAAGTTCGATTGATCTTTCTGTTGTGAAGTAATGAACTGGTTCGTCTGTTGTTGCAGATTCTAATTGAAGTGTCTCACCTGACTCTAGTATGAATGTATCACCAAAATCACCCTTGACTCTTGCATCTTTTGAAGGTTCCATTCTCAATACAGATACTTCTTCTTCTAATTCTATAAGACCACCATCTTCAAGTAAAAGTTGTTCATCTATCAAATCATATGATGTGTAAACTTTACCATGTCTTGCAGGTCTTCTTTCTGTTTCAATTGATAACCAACCATTGTCTGCTGATTCAAGTGATAAAGATGTAACTGTTCCATTACCACCTTGTAGTCTTGTTCCTGTAAGTGTAGTTGTACTTGCAAAGGTATTAATGATATGAATGTTTAAGTGTCTATTTCTATGTGATGAATCACCAAACTCTGTAAAAGGAGTTGTTCTAAAGATAGAAGGAACACCTGCATCTCTCAATACAATCAATGGTGTATTCATCTCATCTGCATTCGTGTAAATTTCAACCTCTCTCATTGAGTTTGTAAATGCATTGACTACATAAGGTACAACTTCTAAACCAATTATGATTGTAGGTCTAAATTTAGTTTCTACGATAGATGCATTTATTTCATTTTTAATTGCAACTTCACCGAAGAATATATGACCTGCTGGGTGAATTAAGTCTTTTAATGCACCTCTCCATTTGTTGATAGATTCACCAACTTTAACAACATACGAATGTGTTTGATAGTATCTACCATCATGTATATTAGATGCATCTTCATCAAGGAAAGATTTAACATCTAAGAATTGTTTTTGCATAATGCCTTCACCAGCTCGTGTACCACGGCCAGTGAACGGATCAAATTTAATTACATCAAATTTATCTACATTATTGTAAGAAACAGTTTCGTTATCTAAGAACCAACCATCTAAATTTTTAACAGTTAATATGTGTCTATCTGCATCATAAGACACAACTGTAGCAGTTGCACCTGAGATATTACCTGTAAGTGTTATATCTCTTGTCAAATTTGCAGTTGGTGTTTTAATCAACATTGGCACAAAAGATGATGATGATAATACACCATCACTACTGAAGTTGTAACCTTGATCTTGTACATTGATAGATTGAACACCACCAATGTTTTCACCATATGCAAATATCTTAGCGCCTGTTCCTGATGAAACAGTTGTATTCTTATTTAATTTTTGTGTATTTGATGTACCACCTGTAATTTGTTCTCCGTCAATAAACACACCTGTGTCTGTTGACTCTCTTTTAACAACGATTCTATTTTTCTTTGATTCAAGTCTTAAAATAGTTGCAGTTGCAGATGAGTTTGTTCCTGTAACAACTTCACCTTCTTGGAAACCTGTTATGTCATCAAAGTAAATGTAACCGCCAGGATATACTCTTGGTACACTATTGTACCAACCACCATCATTGATTTGTATTGATCTAATATTACCAACTGTTGTTTCTTGGTTGATAAGAGTACCATCTTCATACATCAATCTATTAAATGATGTATAGATTTCAACCAACTCACCGCCTGATAACGGAGTTAAAAATGTGATTCTATCGTTTTGAAATGTGAAATCTGTTGTTCTAGTTTTTTCTAGTCCATCTACAAAGACTCTGACTATGTTATCATTAAAGAATATTCTGTTGCCGTTATCGTCTACACCATTGAACAATGTTTGACCAGCGCTTGCAGTGACTTCAAATTGTCCCCATGCGACTATGTTTTCTAAAAGAAGTTCATCGCCTACAGAACCAATTACTGCTTCTGCACCACCTGATTGTAGATTATCTTCAAATACAATTAGATCACCTGCATCATAATCTTGACCATCATCTTCAATATAAATGTGAGTTATAGGTCCATAAGTGAGTCCGTCAACTACTGACTCTGACTTAACAACATCATTATCACCTTTAGCACCACTAAAATGTATCTTATCATTTAAAAGATACATTGAACCTGTTGAAGAAGTCTCTAATGTAAGACCAGCGCCATCTTCTAAAAGAATAACACCATCATCATCATGTTCGACATAAACAGATGAGTTGTTAAAATTGATATCTGATATAATACCTTTGATAGTACCAGTGAATGTTGTTTTGTCGTCTCTATCTAAAAATGTTACGGCATCTCCATCTGAGAATGTTCCGTAATGATTGTTCTTTATATGAATTGAATATGTGTATGATGCAACATCTTCTACATATACATTTTCAACAATTGATTGTGCTAATACAGTTTTTCCGTCTGTATCAAATTTTGTAATTTTGTCTGTTGCTTGTGGTAATGTATCTTTGTCCATCACTACAACAAGTCTTCGTTGTTCCCTATATTCTGAGTCCGATACAAATATTGTTTCGTTTATAGGGTATCTAAGTTCAGAATCTTCTCCGAAAAGTATTCTCATTAAGAACTTAACTGACTCTTCTGTGCCTTTTGTTTGATAAAGTTCTTTGATGTGTTTGATTGCTAGTCTTTTGTTTGGTACATTAGTTAAGTCTAATGACGGTACAAAATCTTTTTGAAAATATTGTATAAATTCTTCTGAAGTATGGTCGATATCTCCCATATCCAATAATCTATTATTGGCAACAATTGTGTTTTGTTTGTAAGTTGAAACAGTACCAGTCTGACCACCGTCTCTACCTTCAACGATTTCTCCGTTTGAGAAACCTATTCCTGAAATACTTGTTATGAAAAGTGTGTTGCCATTTACAAGATCAATCTTTGCGACTGAACCATTTGTTTTTCCATAAATGTATTCGCCTGGTTTAAAAGGATCTGCATTTGAATTTGAATTTGTTGCAGTTCTTTCAAAAACTAACTTAGAATTTTCTGCATCTGGATCAGGTAAAACAGTCGATGGTTCTAATAATATAGAACCATCGCCGTCTTCTAATAGTACGCCATCAATATCACTTTGAGATTCTAATGTTAAAATCTCATGTTCTAAGTACTCAAAATATGCTTTTAGAAACTGTTCAAAGACTGGTGCTTCTTCTCTGATAAATTCAGGTAGAAGACCTGGCAATCTTTGCGACAAGCTATCTATGACATATTTTTCGTGTGACATGATTAACTAATAGTTACTCCAACTGAACCAATTGGGAACCAGTTTGAACCATTCCAGAATAGAATGACTGCTTCACCTAAAGCATCAAATACTAATTGGTTTGAAGTAGTTGAAGAATAACCCCATGATGATACTGTCACTTGTGCTTGGTATGAAGACCCGTGAAATGAACTCATGTACATCACTTTAATTTGACCAGTGTCGGTACCATCATCTAATGTAAAAGATGTGTTAGCACTGAAAGAACCGCCATCAAATGCTGTAGCAAATGTAGATGCTAAGTTTGAAGCGGTTGCTGTTAGTGATGCTATATCGTCAACTGCAAGGTGAGTTGGGATATTCTCGAACAACTGACCAATGGTCATTTTTTTGTTTACTGGCGTGCCACCAGGATTGTCAACAATATGTAGAAGATCATCAGCACCTATGTCTGAATCTGCTACTGCTGTTAATGCACTTATTTTTTTATCTGCCATTTTTTATATCCTCCAATATAATCCAAATAAATGGGAAACTACTCGTGGGACTCACGATCACTTACACATAACTAGTAACTAGTTGAAGGTGTTGAATTGAATCCTACACCTGCACTAGACTCACCACTTGCGATGGTGTCTACTTCACCCTTAACCGATATATTTTCAGAAGAGATATCAATTAGAGAACCTCTAGTTGCTACCACATCATAACTATTCGGTATCACGGTAAAGTCAATAGATGTATTGCTGTTTGCTGTAGAAGCAATTGTCAATGCATCAATTGTTAGTTTTCCAGTCGAGTAATTTATTGTACCCGCCTGTGAATCTGTATATATTCTTGTAGATGCTGATAACTTGTATCGTCTAATGTTACCCATGCCATCATCATCAAAATAGTATGAACTAGTATCACCATCTAATAAGAAACCTGTTGTTGATAAAATTCCTCCAGTTGCACCACTGTGACCTGAATGAGGATTGTAAAGACTGTTACCAAACTCAACTGAGAAACCTTTTGATTGACCTATATTTGTAGACATATCTTCTTGTTTTCTTAATCTGATATTAGTTATGTTTGAAAGAATTGAAGAATTAGCATCATCAATTGCTCTCACTAATTTTGAATGTCTAAAGATTGCATCAAAGTTGTTTAGATTATTTTTATCAAAATCTATAATAGAGTTTGAAACTAAAGTTTCAATCTCACCTAATGTTAATTGTGTTTGATTTGGGTTGTATTTGAATGTTGTTGAGACCAATATCTTGATAATTTCTGGATCAATAATTGTAGGTCTGACTGTTAACATGTTAAGTTTTCTTAAATTCTGTGTTATAACTCTTTTTTCTTCTACAGTTAAATAATCTGCATTTGCTGGTTTGATTGCAAGAAAAACTTTTCCATATTCTGGTGGATCGTTATCTTCTCCACCCCAAACAGCAACAGCATCAGCATTTGGATAATACTCTGTCACTTTCGCTTTATAGTCGTTAAGTGTCACAAGTCTGTTTTGAGAAGTGAAGAATTTGTTTGCTTTAAACTTAATAGACTCTATAGATTCTCTTTCGCCACCACCTGTTGCTTTTTGTTTTGTGATAACTGTAGATGATGAGAAACCATTAATAGAAGTCAACAATGAAAAGATATTAGCGCCATTTGCATGTTCTTTATCAACAACAATATATGTGACATCAATTTGATCACCATCTAATAGTTGTTTGCCTAGAATACCATCACCAAAATAAATCTCTATGAAACCTTCTTCATTTTCTTGTGTGTAGTATACTTTAGAAGTTGTAGTAATGGTTGATACATCTGTTGAAAGATTGTATGTTTCTGTAACACCATTTGAAGTAACTGCAACTGTTAAAGTTGATCTGTCAACTCTCTCATTTGATATTACAAACTTAGAGTTCTTAACTTGTAAATCATTGATGAATGTATCAGTAACATAAGTGCCTTGTGCAATTTCTATATTTTCATATCTATATTCATTACCATTTTGAATTGGTTTAACTGAGTTTGTTACAACAAATTGTACATTTAAACGATCAAACACTGTTGAGAATATTGACCCTCTCAAGATAGTCATCTCTGTTGCAGTTGGATATGTGCCATCTGGATTTCTAACATCTGACATAATAAGTTCAACCTTTGCTATAGAAGATGTTTCAGATGCAGGTACAAAACCTAAATCTTTTGCTCTTGATACAACATTTTTTCTTATTTGTGCTGAGTCTAAAAACATTTCTGAAGCTGCCAAGTTTGTATTGAAGGCGCTTATATGAGATGCATATGCTAAAAGATCGATCAACAATGACATTGTGGATCCTTCAAAGTTATAATCTTTAAATTTATCTTGTCCTTTGAGATAAACTTTTAGATTTGAAGCGATTTTTTCGAAATCTAAATCAGAAACATTTAATAGTGAACTTTTTATTGCCATTATCTTACCCTTTTAACTGTGAATTCTACTTCTTGTGTCCTTTGACTATTTCTAATAGTATAGAAAATAGTTACATACAAATTATTACTGTCCATTTCACCAAACGACATTTGTACATCTGAAATTCTAGGTTCTAACTTCTCTAAAGAGTTTTTAACTCTCTTTGATACTACCGATCTTACTCTCAGATCATTCAACTCAAAAAGTTGATTTCTCAAAGAAGTTCCTAAACTAGGTTTAAATGGTCTCTCGTAAAAATTAGTCATCACTATGTTTCTAACTGATCTTTTTATCGCCTCAGCGTCTGTTTTCAGTGTTATATCACCAGTGATCGGGTGAGGAGTCATAAGAATGTTTAAATCGGCAAAACTTTCTTTGACTGCAACTGTTTTTCCTTCGTTTACTATGTCAACCATTTAACTATTTATAAACTTTTTAAGTGTTTTATATCCTAACCAGTGAAATATTATCACCTTCTTTTGGTGTTTCAACAAATCGTATGTAATTTTTAAACAATCTATATGAACTTAAACCTAGAGCAGCTGCATTGACGACTCTCTTATTGTTAATGTATACCTGTAAGTTTCCTTTTCCGCCTGGTACGATAAAAGTATCAGTCTGACCATCTGCTTTATAATATGCAACATTGACCTTGTCGGCTCTTTCTTGTATTGCATCTAATTCTGCTTGACTTGTAACTCTTCTCTTTGCACCATTATTATCTTCGATCTCTAAATATTCAAAAATTGTTCCTGATCCTCTTACAGTTACATTTCTGTTGAATACTTGTGTGTCATCAACATCAATAATCTCTTTAGCGGCAAGACCTGCAAGACCAACACTAATACCACTTGGTATACTGAAGTCAAAACCTATTAGTTTGAGGATGTCACAAAAAGTTATTGTGATAGGTTTAAAGATTGAACCAAGTCCAATCTTATCAAAGAATTTTTTGATAATCTTTATCCAATCAAAGAGTAATTTCTTTTTCCAATTGATTGCAAAATCTCTGAATGCTTCTATATATGTCTGAATAGTTTCATCACATGATTTCACTGTACTTCTGATTTCACCACCAAGTAAATCTAATACACCAAAACCTAAAATATTTAAACTCTCTAATGTTTTACATACTTGTTCTCTAAGAGATTGTAATTGTTTATTAAGTGAATCTCTTACTTGTTGACTCAGGTTATCCTTTTTTAAATCTTCTCTAATTTGATTAATTTTATCTTTAAATTTACCAATAGCTGCACTAATAAAACCTGCAACATCAAACTCAAACAGACCTGACAAATCAGGAAGTCCTAAAAGTTTCCATATAATTTTAAAGATTTTGATTAATGACTTAATAAGTTTAAATATACCATTCGTCAACCAATCTTGTATTTCAGATTTGAACCAACTCCAGATTGCTTGACATCTTGCTCTCTCATCATCTACACCAAAAGTACCATCGTAAGTTTGATATGCCTCTGGCATTGAATTATAGAGAAAATCCACTTTCTTACATATTTGTAATTTGATTCTTTCTTGTTCTTCTCGTGTAGCGATCTTTAGAACATCAATAGTGATACCAAAAAGAGTAAGTTTAAAACTGAATGAGGTTATCTTACTGATCAATTCAGCAACTTTCATTGGTACATAGATATGAAGTTCTTGGATAAATTCTGTAATTGCTTGTCGACACTCTCTCTGCCAATCTCTAACAACAAACATACTTCTTAATTTATTGATCTCATCAATAATCTGTTGTCTTCTTTCACCGACTGCATCAACAAGTTCTGCAATTAATTCATTGTACTTTGCTCTAATCTCTGCAGTTACAAGTCCTTTATTCCAGTAAGGTGATAATAAATCGGCAAGTCTCTCTCGCCATTCTTCTATAGTTTTGATAACTTCATTTATCTCATCTCTTACTTCTTGTGAGATTTCATCACCCGCTTGAACTATCCATACCCTCAACTTATTGGGTATATCACCGATTTCGTTTAAAAGATTTGTAAGATCAGCCGCAGTTGGGAAATTAAATATGTCACCCTCTGGACAAGGAATCTCGTTAGGAATTCTAGGCAGTGTTATAGCCATTAGTTCAATCTTATATTTGGTGCTATAATAGAAAGATTACCTACTGATGTGATATCTGTTGTACCAGATATATCTATTTGTGCATTTCCTTTCACAACAACTTTTACATTACCACATACTGTAACTTCTTTATCACCACAAACAACTTCATAATCACTCTGTACAACTCTAGTGTGTCTATCACCGTCAGGCTGTATCTCTGTAAATGTACCTGATCTATGATACACAAGTATTCTTTCTTTATCTCTTGTATCATCTAATTCGACTAAGTGACCTGATTCTGTAAACAATGACTTGTTGTATGGGTACTCAGGTTTTGCTTTTGTTTTGGGATGAGGACCAAGGTATTCACCAGAAGCTTTTGTAGGGCCATCAAGTAATGCTGAGTAATCTGCATCACCTGTCGCATAACCAGATATGTCTGAAGAGTTGATATATTCTCTTAACGGATAATAGGGAATGTTGAAATGTTGTTCTAATGGTGTAGGATTTGTGATTTTAGATTTACCGTTTTTTGTATAATCTACACTGATACTTTGAGGTACAACTGGTGATTTTTCTAGCGATCCTTCTAAACCAAATGTTCTAGTACGATCAGCTGCAGAACCTGGTCCGTCTAAAGTGCCGTCATATGCACTTTTTGTAAGTCTTCTAGGATCATTAAAACCTAAAGGATTACCTTCTGCATCTTTTCGTCTTTTTTGAACATTGAATCCTTGAACAGAACCGATAACAACTGGATCTTGTTTTGTTTCTTTATCTCTAAAGAATAGAAGTACAGTAGACCCCTCAACTAGACCGTGTTGAATACCAAAACCTGACAAACTTGCCGTAGTTGTTGGTAACATTACTTGAGCCCATGGCAAATCTGGAGTTGCAATCATAGACTTATCACTTGAATGAATACCAAAGACACGAACACGAACTCTACCAAGTTTTTGGGGATCGTTTCTATCTTCGATTATACCATAAAAATAATCCATATTAATCATCCATATGTGGTGAACCACTCGTTACTTCAGTCAATGGTCTAATGTCTTTAATCTTATCTGCAAAACTTTCTTTTACACATTCTAAGTTTAAAACACCTACGCCTTCGCCTGGACTTGCCTCTAACATTATATCTGTTATAAGATATCTATGATCGTTTAGTTTATCAGATATCTGTCTATTACCAGTTGATTCTGCTGGCGGTAAAATTAATTTAATCATTTGACCGACAGACAAATCTGTTCTCAATGGTATCTGAACTGTTATTCTATTTTGTTGTAAAGTCTCTAATAGCGCTCTTCGTCTAAGTCTACTGTTATCATCATTATCACGACCTCTAAACTGTTGTTCTTGGTCTAACTGTCTATTATCAAAATTATGTTCTATGTGATAGTCATATATCTTAGATGATAAGAAACTTTTATTTAAAGGAAAGTCCACATCAACTTGATTGATATCTGGCGAATGACTTGAAGACACTAAATTACCTGCACTATGCCATATCTCATCTTCATCTACATGAACCATTGGATATCCAGATGCATGATCTTCCTTTTTTGCAAAAACTTCAGTTAAATCAAACTGTCTTGCAGTTTCTTCTTTAGTATAAGGTTCATACACACTCATAGATGAAGAGTACGCACCACCTGACAAACCTTGTAATGTGTCAAAGACCTGACTTCTTACAACACTTAATATTTGAGTATTTAAACCGTGAGGACTATCCAGTGGTACTTCTTGTGTATCAAGATTACTTCTAGGCGTAAAAGAAAACGACAAAGGAAATTCATCATGGAACATTTTTTCGATAGATTTAAATCTAAAACCACCATTCAGCGTTTGAAAAAAGAACATACTTCTCTTAAATGATTCTGAATTTGAAGATTGAGCATTGTTTGTACAATAGTTAATAAGTTGTTGCACATTCCAGTTTGGACATATGAACTGATAATTGTCTCGTAATGAATCTTCGAAATGATCAAATTCTTCTATCTTAAATTTTGCCTTGTTGATAAGAACATTTTGTAATATTGCTGACCATGAACCTCTAAACACTTGACTTATTCTTTGTTTTCTTGCATAGAAAAGTCTAGGGTCACAAATTTTCATTTGATAAGTTTGTGTTTGTATGCCTGCACCATTTCTACTTACATTGATTATCTTATAAATTCTAAATGTTTTATCAATGGTAAATTCTTTGTCTGTTACATAACCAAGACCTTCTTTTGACTTAAATGATATACGAATGTTTTCTTGACCAGTCATACGATAGTTTTTTATGATATCTAAACCATCAAGAACTGTAATGTCTCCTGTTAAAAAATTTTGATAAATGTTTTCGTAGAGACGAAAATTCAATACCAATCCTCTAAGATCGATAGAATCTCCATATTGATTGACTAAGGTAAATGATTCAACTACGAATTCACCTGCCTTGAAATTTACATCTGTCATGATAATAATCTTGCGACTTCAGAAACGATTGTCTTAATAAGTCGTGGTTTTATAATTTTTATTTTCCTTTTTTCTTCGTTGTGTTCGTATTCATGATCAAAGTATGTCACTGGATTAAAACCAGAAGCTGAACTATTTCTCTTAAGACCATCTGAATTTTGATAGTAGATAATACCATCTACTCTGTTTTGAACAGAATTCACTGTAAATGATTTATTACTTAACACGCCTGTTACAACATCATTTGCTGACCAAGAACCACCAGTAACACCAATTCTTTTAAAAGTCGGATCAATTAATATAACATTACCTTCTGAAGAAGAACTGGTGATTCTTTCGCCTAATAAGAACTTAGAAGAAGATGTTATGATATCAGAAGTAAGAGTTGCATTTAACCAATAACCCTCATACTTTTGTTTTATGTATTCGTTAAACTCTGAATTGCTTTTATGCCAATCTAAATATGAATCAATTTGATTTACCAAAAAGAAAGTCCAATAGAGATGTGAATCACCATACAATTTTGATGCAACAACATCTGGTCTTTCGCCATCTTCAATCTCATAGAAGTTATATTCAACAATACTATCAAATACTGCAGGTTCGATTTCGACCTTTCTAAAAATATCTTTTATCTTTATATTTTTGCCATCAGGCATAGTGTAATTGATTGATGGAAAATTCTTAAAATATTCACTACTCATATTTAATCGCCTGTATTACCGTTTGGATTTCCTGGTGAACTAGTTTGATTCTGCAACCATGCATCTCTCTGACTAGGGTCTTGAGCAACCATAGCAAGAGAACCACTTTTTGTTTTAGGATCAATATATGTCTTATAACCACCTTGTGTGATAATTTTGATTTCTTTAAAACCTAAATCTAATTGTGTATAGAGAGGATAACCGTCATGATATACACCTGTTCTTTCAGTACTATGAGAAACCTTACAAGTTGTTAAAACAGATGGCATAAATCCGTCAACTCTGTTAGCAATTGGTCCACGCCATTCTATATCAAAGACATTTGGATATCTAAAGTATTGTTCTGCTTCTCCCTCACCTCGTTCCATTTGATTAGTTTCTGTATTAAAAAGTTCGATATAATTATCAGTGTATGAATCAGGCAACATGAGTATTTTAAAATTACGACATATTTCTTCAATCTCTCTCGCCTCATCTGCGCTTTTTGGGTGCATAACAAATGAAAAATTAAATTCTCTAAAACTCGGACCAACAAGAGTTTGTTCTTCTAGTGGATTTTTTGCACGACCAAACTTGAAGTTGGTATAACCACCTGTCAATTCATTTCCTAATGCTTGAAGTCCTGTAGTTACCAAGGTTCCAGCAGATTCCAACCCTTGTTCAAATCCAGCACCTGCACCCTCTGTCATAAAAGAAGATATGACTCTATCTATTTCTCTTTTTGCTCTGCTCATTCCTTGTTTACTATATTCAACTGTAGTATCACTTACAATAGAACCATCAGGAATATACATTTGTATGTCAAACAAATCATCCATATTTCCGTTCACTCTAGACCTAGAAGTGAAGGCAATCCAGTTATTGCATGGATCAGATAAAGGATATGTTAAATATCGAACAGTTGTAGATGGATCTCTTCTAGCCTCATAAAATGATCTATTTGAAGCATCTAATTGGGATTGCAGTGATTCTCGTCTTGCATCTAAACGATCTCTGGCGATATTATATTGTTCTCTAAGTACATCACTGCTGAATACGCCTTCATAATTTAGATTACTTAATTTTGATGCAATACCTTTTAACGAATTGACCGCTTGTTTCGCTTTGTTGATTTTGTTTATGATTTCTTTGAAGGACGCCATGTATAAATACTCTTAAAGTGTTTATTGTTATTTATGCCCAAAAAACCATATAGCGGTAAGTTCAAACCGAAAAATTATAAGAAATATAAAGGCGATCCTACAAGCATCATATACAGAAGTTTATGGGAAAGGCGATTCATGGTTTATTGCGACAATAATCCAAATATCATAGAATGGGGAAGTGAAGAAGTTATCATACCTTACAAGTCACCACTCGATAAAAGAGTTCATAGATATTTTCCTGATTTCTATATTAAGTATGTAGACAACAAAGGTCAATCACGCAGAGTTATCATAGAAGTTAAACCAAAGAAACAACTCAAACCACCACCTGAACCTAAACGAAGAACACAACGATGGATGAATGAAGTTGCAACCTACATGATCAATCAGGCAAAGTTTAAAGCGGCTAATGAATATTGTAAAGATAGACGATATGAATTTAGAATTTTAACTGAAGATCACCTAACTTAAGTATAAATAGATGGATGGCATTAAGTGTTCTAGAGGAAATAAAAAATCAGAAACCATCTGAACTACAAAGTAGAAGTAGAGAAAGTTTAAATTGGTTTAGAGAACAATTAAGAAAAATTCGTGTTCCATACAATAATCTCATAGCACAATCTGGTGATTATGCAGAATCGGTAGAATTAGGTAAATTCTACATGTATGTTTATGAAGCAAAATGGCAAGACAAACTTCCATATTGGGATAGATTCCCATTTGTTCTGCCCTTTAGATATGCCTCTGGTGGTTTTTATGGAGTTAATTT